CTCCCTAAGAGCTCTGTAAGTAACCCGGAGGGTACACACATATCCTCTCTCACTAAGGCTCCTAAGGGAGCAATGGAGGTATCCTATGGATGCTATATTATCTGACCCTTATGGGTTACTGATAGTGTGTATGATGGGTGGTTGTGCAGCTGTAATCTTTGCGTTTGCTGCTACCGAGTTCATGGTCAAGTTGTTTCCACCATCTCCCAATCATACTGTTAAACGTGGTGCATCTCGTATGTCTGATGATGAACTACGTAGGAGGTTAGGTAAATGAGTTACTTCTCCTCTACTCGTAGATACAGATCAGGGGATTGTGTACGTATACCTGAACTAGGTTTGTGTCGTGTAGTCTGTGGTACGTATGTTCGTGGTATGTACCATTACACTGTCTATGGCCTGTAAGATGCTTGCTCGCCTGCGGCTCGTTAGGAGTGCCTTAAAGGTGCTCAATCTATTTAAACTTAAATCTAATCCAAAAGGAAAATATGTTATGGCTAAATTAACTAAGCCCGTTGTTACACAAGTTGTACTTAAAGATGTTTCGATCTCTGCCTGTAAGCTTCGTAAGTCTTATCAAGGTCGTTACGGTAAGCAGTTCGGTGCTGTTATCACTGGTGAAGGTGTTGCTGACTTAGGTCTCAAACCTGCAAGTGATGGTGGTCACTGGTACTCTACTGCTGCTGAATACAATGGTGTAGAGTCTACTGCTGCTGAAGACTTCGTAGCTGATATGGATGGTAACCCTATCCTCGATGACCTTGCAGATGGTTCTAAAGCTCACATGTTATTTAATGTGACTGAATACCCTGCTGGTACTCGTAAGGATGGTACTCCGTATGAAGCTGGTAAGAACGTCAAGCTTGTTGCTGTTCGTGCTACTACGTTCAACGTCAAGAAGTCAGCTCAAGATGCACTCTCTGCTATGCTGTTAGGTGATAGTATGACAGTTGCTGCTGATTCACCCTTCTAATTGTTTCCCTTGGCTCGCCCATGCTCTTCGGAGTGTGGTGCGGGCCCTTTGTTTTATCTTACACCGACATACAATAAGCATCCAAACGGAGAAAGCAAATGTCAAAGCCCAAGCAATACCGTAATGAATCCAGCCATAAGAGACTGCTCCATGGTGCCCTATATACCCTCATGGAACTATCACTAATCACTGGTATTAACCGTTCTACTCTAAGTAATAGACTACAACACGTACAGATCCTTAAGGATAGGCATGTACGTGACGCTAGCAAGATGCATTCAGCAGACCATAGACATGAAGTACAAGTGATAGAACGTTGTGAGTCTCGAGCTGATAAACTATCCCAGCAACACTTACGTATGAGGCTAATCTAATGTGGAAGTATTCTAAAATCATTGACTCTATTCTTGCTACCCTTGTGATTTGTGGTAGTCTAACCTTAGTAGCTGCTATGTTCTGGGGAGATATCAATGGACCAGTGGCATGACTTCGTCTTAATCTTTAACACAGCTGCACTCTTTGTAGTGTGGCTAATACTAAAATACCCAGACCAAGAGGACTGATAAATGTCAGTATCATTTGAAGTAACAACAAGTGACCTACGTGTCACCCGTATGTTAAGTAAACCTTGCTTCGCTGCTATCAATGGAGTCATTAGGATAAGAGACAGAGAGGACGGTATTCACATAAGCTCTGTTAAATACCTTCCTTTCTTAGCAATGAAGTGGTGTCAAGATAACAATGGTCAAATAGAAGATACCGTTCTGCCTGCTTGTCTCGAATGGAATCAAGCAGAAGAGTGGTGGAAGTACCTAATGACCCTTAAGTTTATCACAGATGGTCTTGTTTCTACACCAACAACCACTCACGCAATGCGACAAGGCTTTCAGGTATGCGCTGACATGCCAGCAGATAGGGTCATGATGACTTTGTTTCTCCTTAGAGCCCCGCAGTTTCAAACAGGTATCATCATTGATTGGTTCAGACTTGTGCACCAAGACGGTATACATCCAGACACTGCTTTTGTAATTGCATTTGCATTGAACTGGGCAGAACCACATGAGCCTAATAGACTTTACCACGTAATACCTCACAGTAGCTCTGAGAGCTCTATCATTTACCCTGAGTACTTTACATTGGCAGGCGCTAAAATTCTCCTTAACCGACTGTTATGTGACGATTACGATAAGGAAATGTTTGGTGGTAAACAGCCTAACCTAAGTGTTTCAGGTAGGTATACAAGGGCAGACAAAGTTAAGAAGGATGCTCTCGGTAGACTCTTATGTAAAAGACCAGCAAAGAATGCTAAGCAAAAGAACTTACAGGTTATTTTGTTTAACTCTATGCTACCTGATGATGTTGTTAAGGTTAAGACTCATAATAATTTATTTGATAGAGTATATAGGTTTGGATTCTATAGTCCAGACAGAGCTGTAGATGTACGTAAACTAGCTGATATGCTGGAGGCTTGATATGTTATTACAAAATGTAACTGTAGGTGCAGACCCTGAAGTATTTGTGGCTGACCTCAATGGTAACATAACATCTGCTATTGGTATGGTAGGTGGTAGTAAAGAATCACCACGACCTGTAGTAGATGGTGGTGTCCAAGAGGACAACGTTCTTGCTGAGTTCAACATAGACCCAGCTAAATCTAAGATAGAGTTTGTATGTAATATCTCATCTGTTATGGGTTCACTAAGAAAGATCTTAGAAAACAATGACTTACAACCTATCATTGTACCAAGCCACAAGTTCACTGCTCAAGAGTTAGATAGCTTTGGCCCTGATGCAATGGAGTTTGGTTGTAGTTCCGAATGGAATGCTTGGGATAGTAAGGTAATGCCACGACCCAAGGGTGACAAAGTTAACCTGCGTACAGCTGGTGGTCACATACATATCGGTTATGATAATCCTGATAGGTTTACTAATGAAGACCTAGTCAAGATGATGGACTACGCAATCGGTGTACCCTCTGTGCTCATAGACTCTGACAAAGCTAGACGTAAGCTCTATGGCAAAGCAGGTTCAATGCGTCACAAACCATACGGTGTAGAGTACCGTACCCTTAGTAACTTCTGGCTTAACTCTGATGAACTTACATCGTGGGTGTATGACCGTACTCTATGGTGTACTAAGAACCTTGACAGACTGCCTGAGTTTGTATCTGCCTTTGACCCTCAGACCCTTAAGCGTATAATCAATCGAAGCGATACTGGCTTGGCTACTGATGTAGTACATGAGCTAGGACTGGAGGTATTATGATTGTAAACTCAACGTTATCTCAAATGAGTCTCCGTGATATTGATAGTACTTATGCTGGCACATACTTACAATTCAATACTGTTGACGATGATGGGTGGTGGGTTGGTCTCGTAGATCATACTGACTGTTCAGATGGACCTGCAATATTAGTAACTAAATGTAATGGAGAGCGTAGGGTATTAGACCTTAGGGATAATCGTATAGAGATATCCTTTAAGTATCCCTCACTTGGCAATGTAAACCATAAGAAACATTCATGGTTTATACAAAGAATGGCAACGAGGCAATGGAAGAAAGGACTAAGACCTTCTCTACTTAGCACTAAGGTTAATGGTTTCTGTATGCTAGAAGCCTTGCAACCTTACGGTTATTCATTTGATACCTCTGTTATCGAAGAGATATATGAACCAAACTACACACCTTACTTTGAAGCAATCGAAGGGGTAAGTGAAGGTAACTTTATATCTCGTGCTATATCTTCTTACTTTGCAGTTGCTAATATTAACCACGTAGATAAGCCAGTACTAATGTACAAAGGTATTATCGTAGGTGTATACTATGACAATACCCTTACATTAAGTGAAGACTTATCCCATTTAAAACCTATGATAGAGAGGATTGTACCACATGGATACAACAATTCAATCGTTGTTCAACCTTAGACCACCGAGTGCACCACAAGTAAGACTCGGTGACCTAATAACAAATACCAAGATCGGTATTGAAGTAGAAGTAGAAGGACTAGAAGTACCACCTAAAGCTAATGGGTGGCGTAGGGTAACAGACGGATCACTTAGGGATAATGGGGTAGAGTATGTATTCCAAGGTCCTGTCGGTGGTCTGTCTGCATGTAACAGGCTTAAGAGTCTTGAGTCTTCGTTAGCTGAGCAACATCCAGTGTTCTCATTACGTACATCTGTTCATGTACATTTAGATGTAAGGGATATGACTTGGGCTCAAATGCAAAAGCTAATCCTAGTATACGCAATGGTAGAGCCATACCTCTTTGCCCTGTGCGGTCAAGAACGAGAGGATAATATATACTCTATGTCATTGTACCGTGGTCAGCATCAAGTGTCTAAGCTATGTGATATATTTAGGCTGGGGCCTGATGCTATCAACGTTATGTGGACTAAGTATACTGCTCTTAACCTAACATCTATACCAGTATTTGGTTCCCTTGAGTTCCGAGGTCATCGTGGTACTTGCAGTAAAGATGTAATAGTTAACTGGGTTAATCATATCTTAGCACTAAAAGAATATGCAATGGACCCAACAAAACTAATCGACCACTTACCAAGACAGCTAAGCACTAACGGTTCTCATGCGTTATTGTCGGCTATCTTCGGTGAACGTCTGGTAAATGCTAACATCTGGCCTCATTGTTCAGATGCATTGTATGAAAGTATGTGGGTAGCAGAAGACATTATCCACCATTCACCTATGGCATACAGTCATCGTATGGTCATAGAAAACAATCAAGGTAGTACCCAATTGGATAAAGTAAGGGATAAATTATGTGTGGTTTAGTAGGTGTAGTAGGTACTGGTATTAATTTCGTAGACGTTAAAGTGTTCAAGCAACTGTTGTTTGTTGATGCATTGCGAGGTCCTCATAGTACTGGTGTTGCTATTAATGGTAGTGACAATAAGGTTCAAACGTACAAGAGATCTGTTAACTCAACAGACTTCCTCCAACTTAAACAAGGTGAAGCAATTGCAAGTACAAGCAACACCGACTTCTTGTTAGGTCACAACAGATACGCTACTCAAGGTGCTATCAATGATCAGAATGCTCACCCGTTTACATACGGTAATGTAACGCTAGCTCACAATGGTACCCTTACGGATCAGACTAACTTACCTGATCACAAACAGTTCACTGTTGATAGCGAGAACATTGCTTATGCAATGGGGCTAGCCGAAGACCCTGAAGAAGTAATCAGTTTACTCAAAGGTGCCTTCACTCTTACGTGGTACAATGATTACGAGTTGAAGTTCTACATGGTTCGTAATGAAGAGCGTCCAATGTGGATTGCTCATAACAAATCTCGTGATGTATACTACTATGCATCTGAAAAGCTAATGCTTGAAGCTATCCTTGTTCGTAACAATATCGAGTATGATATACAAGAGCTACCTGTAGGTCAGCTTAAGTCCTTTAGCTTTGATGTGGAAGGTAAAGCTAAGTGCAGTATAGCTACTCGTAAGGTAAAGATGCAGCCTAAGCCTAAGCCTAAAGTTGCAAGCACCAATTGGAGTTCTTATCCTAGTAACTACAGCTATACAACTTACCCTACCCTAGCTAGTAATAACCTAAAGGTAGGTGAGATAATTGAGTTCTATAGTCATGGATTGCCTGATGTATCTGAATCTACTAAGAAAGGTACACTGTATGGTTGTATAACAGAAGGTAAGAAGCTAAGTGTTAAGTCATACAATCAACCTAACAGTTCCTTAGCTGGTTACTATACAGGTCTGGTTACTAGTATGATAAAAGATAACGGACTTGATACTGTAGTTGTAAGGGACCCTTGGCTTATTGAAGTTGTACAAGGTGATACAAATAACAAGGGTAAAGAAGCTTTAATTAACGCAGCTTTAGATACCCATTTAGTAATTCAAACGGAGCAAACGCATGTCTAATATATTAATACTACCTTACAAGGTAGGAAGTGAATCAGCAAAGGCTCTCGCTAAGAGCATGTCTTTCAAACGCATGAGGCTAACTAACTCATCTCTTCGTGATAGTGATAGTACAACTATCGTTAACTGGGGTAACTCTACTACAAGTTTATCCCACTTGCCTTCTGTTAAAGTAATCAACAAGCCTGCTAGTGTACGTAAGGCATCCCATAAGGGAGAGTTCTTTCAGGCTCTAAGCGAATACAATCAAGCTAACCCTGAAGATCCAGTTAGTATTCCCGAGTGGACTGTACGTAAATCTGTAGCGTCTGAGTGGTACCGTGAGGGTAACGATGTGGTATGTCGTGATGTGCTTCAAGGTCATTCAGGTGAGGGTTTGTCTATTGCACCTTATCAAGAAGAAGTATCTGCTGCTAATGCTATACCTGCATCCTTACTGTACACTAAGTACGTAAAGAAACGTGATGAGTACCGTGTCCATGTAATGGGTGACGTAGCATTCTTTGTACAAAAGAAAGTTGCTCCTTACAACAGCAGTATAAGGCCTAACTACCAAATACGAAACCACTCTAATGGATTTGTATTTGCAGTAAATAACTTGTCACCTAGTGAAGATGTTATATCTCAATCAATCAAAGCTGTTAAAGCATTAGGCTTAGACTTCGGTGCAGTAGATGTTATCTGGAATGAAAGACGTAAGAAAGCAACTGTCATTGAAGTAAACACTGCATGTTCTGTTAGTGGTGAAAGCACACTAGTAAGATACTCTAATGCTCTTGATGATTTACTTAATGATAAAGCTATCTCTCCTTGGGATACTAGAGTAGTGCAAAGAGGTTTACAAATAGGTTCAGAAGGTTACATTCATATTGACGTAGATTCTTATTACGAAGATGGTAGATTACTAAGACTATCAGCTGATGCAATGAACGAACTAAGATTGCACTATCTTACAGACTGCAACAATAGCGTAGCGCTGAAGGTTTTGTTTGAAGAGCTAGCTGAAAGACAGCTGAGTGAAAGAATGTTTACCATTGAAAGGTTGCATCAAGATTCTGACTGGGTTAGCCTATCCCTATGGGTTATGGGGCGTGAGTATAATCTCCCCTTCCTAATACACCCTTCCAATCTAAGTTTCTTGGCAAATAGAGAAGATGATAATGAATAATAAAGTAGCAGTGTACGGCTCACTCCGAGAGGGGTTCGGCAATCACCGAATCCTTGAGGGATCTGAAAAGCTAGGGACCCATTGGGTTCCCGGCTATGAGATGTTCTCACTCGGAGCATACCCCGGAGTACGTAAGGGTAATACTCATGTGTTTACTGAAGTGTATACAGTTGACAAACCAACTATGGAAAGACTCGATATGCTTGAGGGTTTCCGTGGTAAAGGTGAGTCTAACTTCTATGATAGGGTAAAGGTAGATACTCCTCATGGTACAGCTTATATGTACACACTTGAAGATGAGGTGTATAAACAAAGCGAACCAGTAGAGAGTGGTAACTGGGCTCACTTTAAAACTAAGCTAAAAGATTTACTCTAAACCAAGCGGACATAAACATACCTAGAGCAAGAGCATCAACGTAACTTAATCTAAATTAAAAGGTAATAATTATGACTGCAATTCTTGGAACTTCAATCATCCGTGATGTAACTCTTAACTACGTAAAGGTAGACCCTGAGAACCCTACTGATCCATTCGGTACACTGCAATGGGAGTGTCAGATCGTAGCTCCCTCTGATCGTGCTGAAGAACTGGAAGGTTATGGTTCAGTTAAGCCTGTCAAAGATGATCCAAGTCGTGTAGCTGTCAACCTAAAGCGTAAGGCTTTACGTAAAGATGGTACAGAAAATGACCCAGTAGTACTGGTCGATGGTAAGAAACAACCAATTGATTCTAAGATCAAGATTGGTAATGGTTCTAAAGGTAACGTCAAAGTATATCGTAGAGAGTACGATGTAGCTGGTCGTCAAGGTATCTCAACTATTATGACAGCGATTCAGATCACTGACCTAATTGAGTACACTGGTTCAGTTGACTTTGATATTGAAGGTACAGAGGCTAACGACTCTGAGTTCTAAGGTACAACAGTTTACTACTTTAATATGTAAACTAACTACCTAAGTGGGAATAGGTTGGAGAAGTATCATTTTACTTTTACTACCAGTTGCAGTACTAGCATTACTTCTACTCGATATATGGGATAGAAGCTAATACATTCCCGTCTAAGGGACTCTATGCTTAAAGTAATACCAAAGCATAGGGTCTCTTTACCTTTGCTCTTAGAGCCTGTAAGCTATCCTTAAGAACCTTCTAGGTAATATAGTACCTTATAGAGGATTACCTAGATGGAGAACTTAATGGAGAAAACTTACACTCAAGATGATATAGCTGAAGGCAAGAAGAAGATACACCCTAACTCATTAGCAAACCTTAAACCACGGCATGATAAAGAACACATGGCGATGATGAAAGAGAAAGCAGATGAGGCACGTATACGTAACAATGAAATGAAAGAGAACATGAAAGATGTACTCTCTCTGGTAAACAACTTATCAGATAGTCTCGTTGACTCTATACCTAAGGGTTTAACTGTAATGAAACTTGCTATGATTAAAGCTATATCTGCTGACGATATGGTAGAGGCATCTCGACTTGCTTCTATCGTTGCTGAATATGAACAGCCTAAACTACAGAGAACTGAGAACGTCAATACAAACTTTGACTATACAGATCTAACAGATGAAGAACTGGCTGAAGAAATGAAAAGGTTATCGCAATGAAAGACTTAATAAATAAAGTACGTAACAAACTAAATGAGTACAGAGCTTACGAACTAGCTGCTCTATTCTTTCAGGGTTTCCTGATAGGTTCATTGTTAATGTATACTGTACTATATATTATAAGAATGTAACACACGAGGGCCCTCCGGGGTCCTCTTTTTAATTGCAAAACCGACAACACTCACTGGCATTTTTATGCCAACCGACAACGCAAGGAGTCACATGCAAAACATGCTACTATTTACAGGCCAGAATTGCCCAGCTTGTAGCCAATTAAAAAACAGAATTAAGTATCTTGAGTTGACCGACAAAGTAACTGAGGTTGACACAGGCACAGAAGATGGCATGCAACAGGCCAAAGAGTATGACATCAGGGCAATCCCTGCTATCCTTGTACTCAAAGATGGTGCAGTACAAGACGTACTACGTGGTGCTATGCACAGCGATGGTGCAATCAAAGGTTTTATTAACGCTGGAGAAAATAAATAATGAGTGAGTATACTATTAAACTTAAAGATGTTACTAACGAAGACGGTGAAGATAACGTAGCCGTAAGTTTTTCATCAGATAATATGGAGATGGTTAACGAAGAGAGCAAAGCATTCCAACTATCAGCTTACGTATTAGATTGTATCCAAAGTTTAGAAGGAGTAAGTGATGAGCAAACAAACTAAGAGTACCTTGAAAGAAAGAGGTGATAGGTACGGTAGCTTTGAGGGGCAGAGTGTCCTATGTCAAGCACTGAAAGGTGTAATGAAAGCTTCTGCTGGCTGGGATAGACTGTCCTTTGCACAGAAAGAATCCCTTGAGATGATACAACATAAGACAGCCCGTATCCTTAACGGTGACCCTAACTACGCTGACAGTTGGCATGACATTGCAGGTTACGCAACTCTAATTGATGACATGTTAGGAGAATAGTATGAACGGTAAAGGTTCAAAGCCAAGGCCAATGTCTGACAGAAGTACCTTTGAAAATAACTTTGATAATATATTTAGAAAGCCTAAGCCGGAAGATGCCTCCTCGCCTGCGGCTCGCCAAGAGAAAGGAGATAAGAATGGCAAGTCTAAAGATAGTAAAATGTGATGACGAAAAGAAATGGTACAGCTCCCTAGTCGGGGAGTTAGTACCCTTTGCTGGTGACACAGGGGCAGAGTACGAATCCAGAGAGCCCGAAGGTTACATCAACTTCATCTCTAAGGGAGACTGCATTGTAATAGAGGACTAATAATGGAATACAAGACATGCAATAAGTGTAATGTAAAGAAGAATGTAGAAGAGTTTTCAATGGAGAGTGGACGTGGATACCGTAAGACAACCTGTAAGCTATGCGTTAGGTCTGTAGCTAAGGTACGTCAAGAGTTACGGACAGAAGTAGACTACCCTGATGATGACTACCAATGCCCTATTTGTTTACGTAATGCAAAGGAAGCTGAGGGATGTGGTGGAACTAACAAATCCCCATGGGCACTAGACCATGACCACTTAACTAGTAAATTTAGAGGGTGGCTTTGTCACTCTTGCAACCGTACTCTCGGTGGACTGAAGGATGACTTCGGTGCGCTTGATAGAATCAGAACTTATTTAAAGAAAGGTAGAGAATGAATACATCAAATAAAATCTTATCAGACATCACAGTATTTTCTAAGTACGCCAAGTATGTACCAGAGCTAGAGCGTAGAGAAACATGGGATGAATTAGTAACACGTAACAAAGAGATGCACCAACGTAAGTACCCTAAGTTCAAGAAAGAGATTGAGAAAGCATACAAGTATGTGTACGATAAGAAGATCTTGCCTTCTATGAGATCCCTGCAGTTCGGTGGTGCACCCATTGAGCTAGCACCTAACCGCATCTACAACTGTGCATACCTACCCATTGAAAGCCCTGAAGCTTTCGCTGAGTCTATGTTCCTGTTGCTTGGTGGTACAGGTGTGGGCTACTCAGTACAACGTCACCATGTACGTAAGCTACCAGAAGTTGCAGGACCTAAGGTTCGTAAGCGCAGGTTCTTAGTATCAGATAACATCGAAGGGTGGGCTGATGCAATCAAGGTGTTGTGTGAATCATACTTCAACAATACCATGGATGTAGACTTTGACTTCCGTGACATCCGACCTAAGGGTGCAATGCTTATCACTACTGGTGGTAAAGCTCCGGGTCCACAGCCCCTTAAGGATTGCTTACATAAGCTACGGTCTGTACTAGACCAAGCTATTGGACGTAACCTAGGGACGTTAGAAGTCCATGACATGATGTGCTACATTGCAGATGCAGTACTGACTGGTGGTATACGTCGAGCTGCTATGATCTCCTTGTTCTCTATGGATGACAATGATATGCTTGCATGTAAGGCTGGCTCATGGTGGGAAGAGAACCCTCAACGTGCACGATCTAACAACTCAGCTGTGATGCTGCGTAATAAGATTACCAAGGATGCCTTTGATAAACTATGGGAACGTGTGGAACTCTCGGGCTCTGGGGAGCCGGGGCTTTACTTCACCAACGACAAAGACTGGGGCACTAACCCGTGCTGTGAGATTGGTCTACGTCCTTACCAGATGTGTAACCTTACAGAACTTAATGCATCCAACATTGAATCACAGAAGGACTTGAATGAGCGAGCACGAGCTGCCTCATTGATTGGTACATTGCAAGCAGGTTACACTGACTTCCATTACCTACGTCCTGAATGGCAAGAGACTTGTCAACGTGATGCATTGATTGGTGTGGGTATGACAGGCATTGGGTCTGGTACTGTACTTAACTATGACTTAGAGGAAGCAGCTAATGAAGTTAATAAGGAAAATCGAAGAGTGGCGAATGCATTGGGCATTAATCCTGCAGCAAGGACAACTACCATTAAGCCATCTGGTACAAGCTCTTGCGTCCTTGGTAGTAGTTCTGGTATTCACGCTTGGCATAATGACTTTTATATTCGTCGTCAACGTGTTGGTAAGAACGAAGCCTTATATGGATACTTTGCTGAGCACCATCCAGAGCTGGTGGAAGACGAGTACTTCAACCCTTCGGAACAAGCTGTAATCGAGATACCTCAAGCTGCACCTGAAGGTTCTATCCTAAGAACCGAAAGCCCCTTGCAACTACTTGATCGAGTACGTAGGTACAACACTGAGTGGGTAGCATCGGGTCATCAAGATGGGCAGAACTCACACAACGTATCATGTACTATCTCATTGAAAGAAGATGAGTGGGAGCTGGTAGGTGAGTGGATGTGGAAGAACCGATACACTTACAATGGTATCTCTGTACTACCGTATGATGGTGGCACGTACATTCAGGCTCCCTTTGAGGACATCTCTGAAGAACGTTACCGTATCATGGAGAGTGCACTAACTGGCATTGATCTGACTCAAGTGAAAGAAGTAGAAGACAAGACTGACCTGAGTGGCGAAGCTGCTTGTGCTGGCGGTGCTTGTGAGTTAACATACTAAACTTAATTAGACCTGAGCAAGGTCATTAAACTGCTCGAGAGGACTATATGAAGTATGTATTTGATATTGAAACAAATGGTTTCTTCCCTGATAAAATCTGGTGTCTTGTTCTGCAGGACACTCAGTCAGGTGAGGTACTGTCGTACTCAGACTACGATGATGACTTACCCAATGTATCTGAGGGGTTAGATGTATTGTCTAATGCTAAGGTAATTGCAGGGCATAACATCATTGGGTTTGACTTACCTATAATGAAGAACCTTCTGGGCTGGGTGCCTGCTGAGGGAACCCGTATCTGGGATACCTTCCTAATGTCTCAGCTATGTAAGTACCAACGTGGTCACTTGCATGGTCTGAAAGGTTGGGGTGGATTCTTTGAGTACCCTAAGGGTGACCACGAAGACTGGACATGTTACAGCAAAGAGATGTTGACTTACTGTATACGTGACGTTGAACTTAACACTAAGGTGTATGATTGGGTATCCAAAGAAGCATCTATCTTGATGAAGAATAACCCTAAGTTCTTAGATGCCCTTAACCTAGAGCATGCCTTTGCTTTGGTAAATACTGAGATCACCCAGAAGGGTTGGGTCTTTGATATGCACAAGGCAAAGGACTTGTACGATCACATCATTGAAAGAATGGAAGAGATTGAAGATGAGATCAACCCGCAACTGGGTAAGGTAGCTGTGATGAGAGGTAACAGGGAAGTAGATAAGATCATCAAGAAGGACGGTTCATACCTAAAGAAAGTGGTTGACTGGTTCCAACTAGAACAAGACTGTAAGTTCTCTAACGGTCCTGTGAAGGGACCATACACTCGTATTGAGCTTGTCGATGTAGACATTGGTCAGATGGCAGAAGTTAAGAAGTTCCTTATGGATAAAGGATGGAAGCCAGACGATTGGACTATCAAGAAGATAGCGGGTAAGTGGATACGTCAAAGCCCTAAGCTTACAGACACATCATTGAAACCCTTGGGTCGTATTGGTACACTAATCAGCGACTACTACATGCTACGCAACAGGCTAGCTACAGTAGAAGGTTGGATAGAAGAAGTCAAAGACCCTGAAAGGTTTAATGATGGCAGACTACATGGCTCTATGTTTACTATTGGTACTCCATCATTCCGATGCAGACACCGTACTATCGTTAACATACCGGGAGTCTATGCACCCTATGGTAAAGAGCTACGCAGTCTACTGACTTGTGAAGAAGGCTACAAAGTTATTGGTGCTGACTCTGCAGGTAATCAGTTCCGTGGTCTATGCCACTACATCAACGATGATAAGTTTACCAATGAGGTAATCAACGG